GTGAGAATGAAAGAGTTTATCCGATGGACAGAAGCAGGCTTTTGGATAGGACAAGGGCTTGTATAAGAAAGGCATTAGCAAAATGAACGCACTAGAACTAGCGGAAGAAAGAGCAAGAAATCCTTGGATGGAACCTGAATGTAACGCAGAAGATTTTGAGAAGTTAGCCATTGCACTGCGCCAGCAACAAGAGGAAATAGAAGCGTTGAAAGCCGAAAATAAAAAGTACGAAAAACATATTGCTATTGGGTATTTAGAGGAGCTAAAGAAATGAAACTATTAGATGAAGCAAAGAAATTGGCTGATGACATCGCCGAATACGCGCCAAGCACCAATATTGAGCTAATGATCCGCGATTTAATTAAAGAAATAGAAAGGTTACAAAGTGAAAAGACTGTTGCAATTAAAAGCAAAGCTAAAGTTAAAGCAAGCTGAGAGCATTATCCGTGTACGTAACTACGGTACTGCATCAAGAGCCTTGACTAGAACCATTGAAGAAATACAAGCGATAAAGGAGAAGATTAAGCATGAACAACATAAGACTGACTTGGAGGGCGCTTAATAACCAACTAAGCATGATGACTGAGCAAGAAGTATTGGCTTTGTTAGAAAAAGAAAAGATTGGCGAGAAACGCGCATCGGTATTGCAGCGTTTACACCAGCGTTACAACACCTTGCGAGTGGCTCGCGAGCGCCTTGAAATACTGAAGTTGGCGGTAAAGCCATGACTGACTTTAATGCTTGGAGCCATGAGAACTTGGTGAAGTTTGCTCAAGTCGCTACAACCGAACTGCAATACCTACGAGATGAGCTTAAAACCGCAATTAAAGCCTATCGTGAATTAAACACAACGGAGAAAGACCATGAAAAAGACACTTTTAATAGCTTTATTGATTAGCAACAGCGTTATTGCCCAAACGACTTACCTGTACGGTAGTCAAGGGCAAAGCCTGGGGACAGTACAGCAGTCAGGCAATACGCAGTATTTCTACGGCCCAACAGGTGAGTCACAAGGCACTGCAACACGCTCTGGCAACACAACCTATGTGTATGGGGCGCAAGGTCAAAGTCTAGGCACTGTAATGGCACCTGTAGCCCCTTTGGTCATGCCAAGCTACAACACGCCTACGCAGTCGTTAACACCTGTCTATGACTCGATTTTTGGGCGATAACATGAACCTTATTAAACGCATTTGGGTAGCGATAGTCCACCCGCCAAAAGCGAGAGAGCTTGCTATCAAGGAGCTAGAAAACGCTAAACGTAACTACTTAGAGAATCAGACGCTAGTAGAGTATTACTCCGCTTTGCGTTCATTTGACAGCCAACGGATCGCTAGGCTGGAGAAGTATCTTGAACCATCCTCAGAGCAACCTCTTTAACTTCGGCAACCCTACGGCTCCAACCCTTACCAAAGGTAGGGAACGCTTTAAGGGACTCTAGGAACTCTTGTCTTTTAGCGGAAAATTGCTCAATTAGTTTAATTGGGTCTTTTTCTGCTTCTCGGACTAATGCAGCAGTAATGCTACCGTAGCCGCCATCAGGAGTAGCGCCAACACACGACTGTAATAGCTTAACGGCGCGCCCGACACCCGAGTTAACAGCGACATCAAAAACAGCGTAGTCAAGACCAGATACAAGCTCATTAGCTCTGCAAGCATCCCAGTATTTCTTTCTATATAAAGGTGCCACAAGCGCAGGTGTTAGCGCTCGCATTTGCTTCTCATCTACAGGGTGTCCTACCCATTCTTCCCATACTCTAGCAGTAACGCCAAGGTTGGTCATGCCACCAGGATCAGATGGATGATTTACATAGCCGCCTTCGTGGACTAATAGTTTGGCTAAACAAGCGTCAAAGTTAGCGTTCATCCGGCTTTCTTTGCGTAAAACAAGGTGCGGTCGCCAAATAGGTAGAAACCCACAGCGCTTGCAAAATTAGTTACGGTAGTTGAAGATTGATTAGTAAGTTCAAGATACGCCCAAGTGCCAAGGACAATCATCGTCACAGCAGGGCGCATCATGCGTACAACAGCTTCAACCCACTTATATGAGGGGTTGGTACCACCAGCGTCGTTCATGGCTTTAAAGAACTCTAAATCAATGCCACGCATTTTAAGGTATTCATCAATGTTGGCAGGCTTAAACGTGTCGCCAGCAATAAATCTATTTATAAGGGATTTCCCTAAGTCCACCACAAACGGCGCAAACGTCGCTAGTATGGTTAACGGATCCATTACTTATCTACCTTTCGGTCTAGCTTATCTTCAATCTTATCTAGCTTGGCAAATATAGCCGCGCCAATCTTATCAAAGTCAGCCTTGGTCATGTAATTGCCTGCTACCAAAACTTCAATAGAGCTTACCTTTTCGGCTAAGATTCGATCTGCCGTTTGCAAATCTTGAACCGCATCCCACATCACTTTCAACCACCAGCCACCGAGAAAGCCACTAACGGATATGGCTATGTTGAAAATTGTTTGATCCATTGTCATCTCGCTAACGCATTTTGGTTTTGTTGTTGGGGCGCAAGCGCGTTTGGTGTTGCGTATTGAACCGCCCCTACGCTAACAGCGCGTTGTATGTCAGGGTTATTGCGAAATAAATCAACCACTTTTAAGCGTTCTTCAGCTGGCAATGTATTAAGGATTTCATTCATGGCTTTACCAGAACGAACACCCTCTGTAATTAAACGCTGGGCTTTCTCGTTTACTTTGCCAGTTACCATTTGGGCGATCTTCTTAGCTATGGCAGTCTTGTAGCCTACGAAGCCTGGGATTAGCTCTGTAGGATTGCCATATTGATCTTCTAAATTTAACGCTTTACGACCTGCTTTTACTTGTGGCTTGATACCTAAGTCACGTTCGGCTTGGTCTGCTATGCCTAATAGCTTAACCATAGGGCTATTTGGACGTTGACCACCCATGGCTTGCATAATGTCGCGGTTGCCAGGGCCAAAGATCTTTTCTACAAAATCAGGATCTCTACCTTTGACAATATCAACGAAGCGTTGTGGGTCTGTATCTAGTACCTTAACTAATTGACCAGCTGCAAGGCGTTGATCTAGTTGCCCACGACCTTTAGAGAAGGTTTCTAGGTATCTATTCCAATCGTCACCACCACCAGCTTTGCGGATAGCGTCGTCAATCAAGCCACGAACATCACCTAATAAGCCAGCCAAACGCTGTGTTTGTGCTTTTGGATCGTAACCGCTTTCAGATAAAGCTTTATTGATAGCGTCGTTAATTGAAGTTTTACGAATCTGGTACACATCCTCTACGTCTATAAGCCCGTTAGATGGAGCGCTTAATTCAGCAACTTTATCACGCAAGTTAAGCAACGCTTTGCTTTGAACTGTGTCAGCGCGGACGCCTGGCTGACTGGCAATAGCTTCAATTTTTGACGCCAAAGTGCTACCAGCCAAAGGTTGTAGCCCTCGCTCTTTCATACCAGCTAACTTAGCTTCCGCTGTACGAGCGCCAGCTCCCGCAGCTACTTTGCCAAATACGTTTTCACGCATAGGTGTTGTTAAATTATTAAGAACACGCTTGGCATCGCCAATATTGTTGATAACTTCGGTTTCAGTAGAACCACCAGCTAGTCTAGCCAACTGATTTAATTGGCCTAGCTTTTGCTCATCTTTTAATACGCGCTGAAAGGAAGTCTTATCTTTGCCAGCATAAAAGTCTAGGAAAGCTTGATAAACGTCGTTATCTACGCCGCCTACCGCTTGCGCTGCATTTATATCCATAGGAGCTACGTTGTTAGCGGCGCGGATTGTGTTGATGGCATCACCAGCCATTTCACGGGCGACTTTACCTGCTTTAACTTCAGCTAATCTGCCGCTAAAAGCATCTATGATTTTGCCCCCACCAGTTGCTACAAATCTGCCAACGGTAGGCAATACAAACGGAGCAGCAGCGCCAATACCAGCGCCCATAGCAGCTTCTTCGGGGTTAATCAAGGCAGCAGACGTACCACCAAGGATAGCGCCACCAGCAGCCTGTGTAGCACGACTAGCTACGCCTGGAGCCATACCAGTGGAAAAGCCACCAGTTCTAACTGCTTGCGCTAAAGGAACTAGGGCTGGGCTAACGGCTTGCAAACCTTTACCAATAAGACCGCCAGCAGGCAATGTAGCAACAGTTTGACCAACAAACTCACCTACAGGTACGGCGCCAGGGGCTGCTTCTCTGTATTTAGCAAGATTAGCTTCTTCCATAGCTTTGCGACGGGCAGCATCTTCCATCAATGCTTGACCTGTTTCTTGCGCTCCAAGTGCTTGTAAACCTTGACCAACTAAGCGTTGACCACCAAACATAATGTCGCCAATACCTTTACTAACGCCCTGACCTGTAGCCAATACTTCAGCGGCGGGTTCTAAAATACCGCGTCTAAACTGGCTACGCAAAAAGGATTCGTCCCCAACATTGGTACGAGATGCAGGCGCTTCAGATGACGTTGTTTTTAATTTACGAATTTCCGCAGCAAAAGCACGAGCGTCGTCTACATTACCAGCCGCATCCGCTTTTACCAATGCTGAGCTTAGTTGTTCGTATGTAGCCATATTATTTATACTTTTCTAGTAAAGCATCAATATTAGAGTCGCCAGCGCCGGGTGGCTTTGGAGGTGCTTTTGGCGTTTTAGCGCCTTTATATTCATAAGTCATCTCATACGCAGCACGAACACGGTCTTTAGAACCTTTAAGGTCGCTAATAGCTTCAGTAATAGCTTTTTGTACATCAGCCGCATCTTGTCTGCGGTCAATAGCAGCAAAAGATTGGCGAAGTTGCGCGCCCTCTTGGTTAGATACGTTGCCCAAAGCACCACCCGTAGGCGATGCAGCTCGCATATCTTGAAGTTCTTTAAAGCCACCACGGGCAACAATCTTGTCGTACAACGCTTGTGCAGCGCGGCCTTGCGGAGTAATTCCAGGAGCGCGTCCAGCAGCAATACCAGTAATGCTAGATAAGCCTGGGTGATTTTTAAGTGTTTCTAAGTCTTTTTCTAATTGGTCTGTCTTAGCTTCAAATGTTTCTACAGCTTGTGTAGCTACAGGGTACTTAGACTCACGCGCTTGAAGGTCTTTCTTAGACAAGCCTAAGTCCGCTGCCATTCCACCTTCGCCACCACCAGCAGTGTTACGGAAAATGACTTCACCTGTAACTGGGTTAACTAAAGTGCCTTTAGCGCCTACAACTACACCTGCACCAGCGCCTTGTGCTTTAAGTTGGCTTTGTAAAACTTGCGCTGTTTGAATAGCTCTAGGATTGCCTGTAGCAAGAAGCCGGTTAATTCGATCCATTGCTTGAGCTTGATTTGGCATATCCGTTCTTGCTAACGCATTTGTGCCTGTCGTTGGCTGACGCGCGCCTACCATACCACCTAACGCATTTGTTGGTGTTGGGGCTGTCGCAGGGGCAACTTCAGGTGTTAATGGAGCGCCATAAGCGCCAGGTGCAGTAGGGGTTAAAGGTGGAGCAGCAGTTTTAGGCGCTTCATCACCATAAAAAGCACGGGCGTAATCTTGTTGTTCTTTTAACTTAGTTTTACCTTCAAGACCCTTAGACATATACTCAGGATTGCCTGACTTAATCATGGTGTCAAAGATAATGTTTAAATCAGGGTCTTGACCACTGTCTGCTAATTGCTTTTGCATACCAAGCATTAGTTTGCGTTCTTCTTCTAGACGTTGAACGTCTATTCTAGACTTTTGAACATTTAGTGATTTTTGTTCTTGACCTGCGTAGTCAAGAACAGCGGGGTTTACAAGCCCATAGTTAACTTCACCGGCCATAATTTATCCTATTAATCGTAAGAGTTGGAGTCAAACCAGCTATTGTCAAAGCTACTGTTGGTACCGTAGCTAGGGCCACTATACGAAGGTGTACCACCACCAAACATACTGCCGCCAAACATAGACCCAACTTGTCCAATTGCGTTGCCAATGTTGCCGTACTGACTACCACGGATATTACCTAGTTGTAGTTCAGAGTTAGCACGGTTAGCGCCTTGACCTAATATAGTGTTGCTTGCGTTTTGACCGTAGTTACCCGCCATTTGAGCTAACGCATTAGATGTTGTTTGGCCTGTACCAGCGATGTTAGATACGCGATTGTACATATTGTTGGCTCTACTTACATCAGCGTTATAGCCTGTAATGTAACGGTTAAACGCGTTTTGATACTCTTGTGATCCTTGCGCTTGACCGTAGTCTTGACCTGCTTTGAGAGCATTACCAGAGATTAAACCACCTCTAGCCGCCGCCGTAGCGTTCATGGCGTTTAAACCTTGTTGTAATCGAAATTGGGTGCCAGGATCGGTGTTTTGATTGTAATTAAACGCAAATTGCGGTGTTTGAGAGTATTCCCCCAAATTCATTTTAGTTAACGCATTTACGCCAGCTTGACGCCATGGCTCTTGCAATTCAATCTGTTTATTAAACATTTCCCTTTGTAGGGCAAGCGATTGATTGGCAGATGCTTGCGAGGCAGCCGCAGCTGATTCTACGCCTTTTTGTTGCTGACTAGCGGGGCCAACGCCAAAAATATCCGCTACTGAGTTTACTATTGATGCCATGGCTTACGCTCCAATGTAAGTTTGCCGTCAACACGGCTGACTTCTTTAAATTTAAAAAACTTTGCCAACCGCAATGACTTATGGTTATCTTCGTGTATTTTAACAACAAGCGTACCGTATTTGTCGGTCATTTTTGCTAAATAGTCGTTAAGTACGCCACGAATACGCCATTTACCTTGCTTTTCTGGCAGTACATATAAATCAAACTCATTACCTATCGCAACAAAAGCGCCGCCATCAAACGGTGTTATTACTGCGTTCTGCTCGATATACTGCCTAAACCGTTGATCTGGGGCTATCTTATCGTACTTAACCGCAGTATCGTAAATAACTTTCCAAAGCGCGTCAGTTATCTTCAAGGATGTAGCCAATCTTGCGTCCTGGGCCTGCAACAAACGTCGTTGGCGCTATTACTTCGGTTTTGGATCCATCTTCATTGACCATCATTACGCGCCCTGCCAACATGACGTTGAGGTGCGTTGTCGTCTGACGATGACCAATAGAAAGGGTGCCAGCGGGGATAGACACCTCACGGATGTAAATCCCTGGGCCAAACCGATGCACAACGGGGCAATCGACTTGAGGCATTTGCAATAGCGCTTCTTGCAAGCGCTCTACCTTTTCCCGTAAAGGTAAAGCAACCTGCGTAGAAGGGGCTATTAATAACTCCATTATTTAAAGAACAACTAATCTAAATTTAAAGTAAACGCCGTAGGTATTACCAACAGTATTCGCCATAGCTATTAAATTTGACGTACCTGCTGTTGAAATAATATTTGTAGGTGTATATGTCCAAACTTCTTGATTTGCTACGGCGGCAACAGCAACAGAAACAGCAGTGCCATTTATTTTTAATAGCCAAATACCAGTAGAGGCGTTAGAATACGCGCACCAATAAACGCCCGCAATTTTCTCTGTTCTTAAAGAATTAACATTTCTTTCAAAATTACCAGAACCATTTACAGTTACATATTGTTCAGATTTATCAGCAGACCAAAACCAATTTGTTAAATCATCAGGTAAATTTTCTTGATTTGGAATATTTGCAACTTGCGTAGTGCTGATTTTTGGTATTTCAAAATTATTATCCGTACAGCTACCTAAAAATGAAAATACATTTCCGTTTGGATTAAGAACATCATTACCTACAAATGTATAATTTGAAATTCCACTTGCAATAAAAGCATTACTTACGTTAAAACATTCAAAAATGTTGCCTGTAAATACAGCATTAGTTTTTGTACCTGTTGTAGCAACAACTTCTACTAATTTATTAGTTATAGTCGTCCCTGAATTTTGAAATGTATTTCCGGCAAAAGTAAGATTTTGATGTCCACCAATTATAATAAGAGCATAAGCATTGTTGTCTGAAACAACATTTCCTGTTGTTGTAATGTCATATAAAGGCAGTGCAGCTTCACCTACATAATACAAACCAATACCTTCAGAACCTGAAATGGTATTTGTATTATTACACTCGAGTATGCTATTGCCTGTTACGGCAATATGTTTAGCGCCGCTAACAAGTGCAATTCCAGCTACGCAATATTTGATTGAATTGCCAGATATGATTGCATTGATTGTTTGATTTTCCATTTCAATGCCATACAATTTACCATTATTGCAAATGTTGCTTGAAACAGTTGCTTGCGAAACTTGGTTGCTAATTGCAATGCACGATTGATTTCCAATGTCGTGAACGTAGTTATTGTTAATTCTAATATTAGAACCGCCAGAACATACAATGCCAAACGACCAAAACCCATCAACTTCACAATCGTGAATGTTTATGTCACTACAAGTTTGAAAGCTAATGCCTCTATCACCATCTTGATTTGTTGCGATGTTATCTTCTGGTCTATTAATGCCTTGTAATTTTAAATCGCAAATTTCAATACCTGATTTTGAGGTAGCAGCAATTACGCCCGTAGGCGCGTCAGCAGTAGCGGTAGTAGCAAGAATAATAGACTGAACTCCTGCCCCAAACAATTTTTGGTTGTTATTAGGCGCCAAAGTGCTTACCGCATAAGTTCCTTCTGGAAAATATACAGACTTTGCGCCACTATTTAACGCTGCTTGAATAGCAGCAGTGTCATTTGTAGAGCCATTACCAGTCGCACCAAAATCTAGTACACTCAGAATTCCACCACGAATTTGCGTAGAACTTGTTATTTTTTGTAATGGCATTATGTTTTCCTTATATTTAATTACGCAAGTCTTGTTACCGTGGCGTATACGTTTTGTGTGCCGCCGCTTACTTGCGCGGCTTGTAAATTTAACCCCGACATTTGAATGTCCATAGCTAACCCACCAAATTCTGAATATATAGTAGCAGAAGCGCCATCAGTAACAACATAACTTCCGCGTCCATAATTTGCCGAATCACCTACTGAACCAATATTTGTAAACACAACATATAAACGACTTTGAGCTACGTTTGCAAACGTATATACAGTTGTAAAAGTTGCATTTGCAGCGGAAACAGGGCCATTAGTAGCAGTTTTAAATAACGCGCTAGTTGTTGAACCCGTAACCGACAGATTAGTAGCGCCTGGGTCTGTAGTGTTACCGATGGAAACACCACCAGAACCAAATACCCGCATACGTTCTGTAGCGGAAGTAGCAAAAACTAAAGGAATTGCACCTGCTGTAAGCATACCTGCGCCGCCGTTAGGTATACCGTTAAATGCTGAACCTGAATTGTTTAGCCCAACAAACAGTGTGTCAAAACCCGCAGCCACATATTCTGACATAACAAAGCCAGCAGTTTGGCATTGCATACGAACGTAAGTTTGCGCTCTTGAACTTGTACCAACCTCTAGTAAACGATTGGCGGCGACAGGTGAAGTTGGGCCAATAGCTAAGTTAGTTCCATCAGTAACAATGGTTGAGCTTGTTGCTATGCCACTTGTTCCAGCACCGTAAAGTAATGAACTTGAGGTTAATGTAGTTTGCCCTGTACCACCATTAGCTACAGGTAAAGCCGTACCAGAATAGCTAATGGCTAAAGTACCGCTAGTAGTAATTGGGCTACCTGATATAGACAAGAAAGCTGGAACCGAAGCTGCTACAGAAGTTACAGTGCCACCAGCTAAAGTAGAAGATAAAGTACCGCCGGTAAAGGAAAGACCAGTACCAATTGTTACGTTGCTAAAACCACCCGCGCCGTTGCCATAAAGAATTGAACTACCACTAGTTGCAGGTGCGTAATCAGTACCGCTTGTAGCTGCGCTAATTGCAGTGCCATTACCTTTAAGCAAACCTGTAATTGATGTAGATAAAGTCAATGCTGGTGTTGTGCCACCACTTGAAGTACCAGCAAAGCCATTAGCTGAAACAACTGAAACAGCGGTCAAATAAGATCCCGCTGGTTGTTTGCTATTAAAAGTATTCCAATCGGTGCTTGTAAGGTAACCACTTACGCTAGTTGTCGCCGCAGGCATAGCTATTGTAGGTGTTTGACCACCTGTAGAAGTTACAGGGCTAGTTGCGCCTACACTTGTAACTACGCCCGTCAAACTTGCACCAGAGCCTACAAAAGTAGTAGCGGTAATGGTTGTACCTGTAATGGCTAAAGGTGTAGTTCCACCAATAACCATGTTATTCATTGTGCCAGCGTTTGTAGGTGCAATTTCTACCGCGCCTGTACCACTAGGTTTAATGTGAACATGACCTGTACCTGTAGGGCTAATGTCAATCTGCGCGTTTGCACCGTTTAAATTGGTAGAAACAGCGACAGTCACATTATCGCCACCGCCAGCGCCCATGCTAATTTGCGTTGTTCCAGCAGAATTTTTAAGCGCCAATCCAGCAGAATTTGTAGCTTGAACCGTTGGGGTTGTTAGGCTTGTAGAAGCAGTAACAGTAGTAAATGCGCCTGTTGTAGCTGTTGTAGCACCGATAGTTGTACCATTTATTGTACCGCCTGTAATGGCTACAGCGTTGGCATTTTGGGTAGCCATAGTGCCAAGACCAGTTACATCAGCAGCTACTAATGCTCTAAATGTAGGTACGCCAGCAGATCCGTTAGGCGCGGCTAATATGTAGTTAGCCGTTTTAGAAGCGTAAGGATTAAGCGTATCGCCATAAGCTGTAGCTAAACTAATGGCTGGTGTTGTGCCGCCGCTAGATACAACTGGGCTTGTACCTGTTACGCTTGTAACTGTACCGCCTGTACCTGTGGCTGATAGCGTACCTCCTACAAAAGACACACCTGTACCAATCGTGACGTTGCTAAACCCGCCTGATCCATTACCGTACAAAATAGACGTGCCGCTAGTAGCTGGGGCTTTGTTGTTAAACGTATTCCAATCAGTGCTAGACAACCAACCATTTGAGCTAGTACTTGATTGACGGATAGGTACGGTATTAACAACCCCGCTGCTGTCTTTAAAAAACAAATTTTTGTCTGCAATATTAATAGCAATCTCTGACCCAGTAGCGCTATTGGTTAAATTACCTGCGCTAGGTACGGCTGTAGGCGTACTGCTTGCGTACAGCAGAATAGGCGTGAAATTTGTTTGGGCCATTATTTAACCTTGTTTATTTAGTTGAATAAGTAAAATTCAACGTAATAATATCGCCAGTTGCCCAAACAACGGGGAAACCATCTCTTGCACCTTGACCATTCCAATTTAAAGTAAGTGTATTTTCACTAGCGGCTACTTGTGCATTTAATGTATAGCTTAAAGACGTGCTTGAATCAAAAGCTACGGCCACCAAAGGAAATTGTTGTGTGTACGCGTTATGGGAATACCAAGGCAATGAAAATAAATACGCAGTTCCACTGTTACCAAAAGTAGTTGTTGACCCCATAGTCAAAATTATTTGAACTTGGCAAGATCGGTTATTTCTTATGGTTCTACCTACAATAGACCCATTTCCTAATACTGGTTGTGTTCCTGAAGATTGAGTCCAAGTTGGCGTGTAAGCTGTTGATTGAGTAACAAATGAGTTAAATAAACAAGTGGCTTGATCTTCAATAATGCCAAACCCAAATTCACAACTAGCGTCAAAAACGACGCCGCTTGTATTTTGAAGTTGAATTTGACCAGCAAAAGCGCAGTTACTAAATTGTATGCCTGCGCCTTGAACTACATTTGCAATACCGCCGCTAGCAAATCGTGTGTTAGATATGTATGCGTTTGTAGTAGTAGAAGAAAAAACAATGTGGTGGCAAAATAAATTGTCAATAAATGTATCGTTAAAACCATTAATTGCTATCATTCCACCAGATAACCACAAATTGCTAAAAAATCTAGGTACGGCTGTAGTGTCGCCAACACCGCCAATAACAGCAATTACTAATGGATCAGGCGTATCACCTTCAAAATTATCTACGTAAGCGCCGCCGCCCGCATCAGCTTCAAAAAACAAACCCTGTTCTGTTGAGTTTACGCACCTAATACCTTTAATTTTTGGTGAAAAACAACCAACTGGAACAACAATATTTTTACCAGTAAAGTTAGCCCCATCGCCATCAAACGTAAGATTATTAATTTCACCTAACGTACCCATTACCATTAAATCGCCGTCAAAACCTTTTTTAAGTGTAGTAGCACGTTGACCACCTTCACCTAACCAAGCTTGCGATTGAAGTTGATTTAAAGTGTCAGTAATTAAATAAGTTCCAGACGGAAAATATAACGATTTGTCAGCACTAGCGGTTATAGCGGCTTGAATAGCCGCCGTGTCGTCAGTAACGCCGTCGCCAACTGCACCAAAATCGGTAACAGATATGGTTTCTTGAAGTTTAGACTCTACTGTACGTGCCACGGCGCCCGCCGCGCCTTCGTCGTAACTTACTTGCGCTGCTGTAACAACATTGGTGTTGATTGGTGTTGCAGTGCAAAAATCAACTACATCACCTACGTTTAACCCATCTACAAAAGTAATTATTGTTGAATCTGTTTCTTGATAGTTAGTGCCTGAAATTTGCTTAGAACCGTTAACAAACACCAATAAATTATTAACCGCAGGGGAATAATTAAGGGTTGTTAAAGTAAATACAGTTTGGCCTTGCGTAGCTAATTGTGTTTCTTCTTCGCCTGTAAAGTTAACAAAGTTAGAGTTAATACCTACTATGTTGTCATAAGTAGCAATTAAAACGTCGTTGGTATCTTTAAGAACAAATTTGTATGAAATACCGTCCGCAAGCCAAATTTCACCGCCATCAGGCACTCTACCTGCTGCGTTAAGAATAATTGGATTAGGGTGAGCAGTAACACCAGCAGTGCTTGTGTATGTTGGAGCAGGTGTTGTTGTACCAGCGTCGTAGGTATATAGCTTACCGCCGGTAAGGACTTGACCGCTATTATCAAAGAATTGTGCGGCAGCGCCAGCAACAGGGGAAAGGTTAACGGCCATAAAAAGCTCCTAAATTTAGACTGATTCTATTATGTTTCGCTATGCTTGTCATTTAAAAGTTACCCCCGCCAATACCGCCCGTAGAAGTCAGTACGTTGCCGTCAAACAGCAATTTGTTTGATTGGCTTATTGTACTTGTAGATCCAGCATAGAAAATCTGATTTGCAACGAAAGTGGACAGCCCTGTACCGCCGTAAGCTGTAGCGATGGTGGTAGCGTTCCAAGTACCTACGGATAGCGTACCAACGCCTGTAATGCCTGTATAAGAGCCTGAAATACGGGCTGACGCAATCGTACCGCTAATAATTTGACTAGCATCAATGGCAATGGCTACATTCTGAGCAAAGACCAAAGTACCTTTAGCATCTACGGTGAACTGCCCTACGCTTGAGGCTGTACCATAAGTGCCAGGCGTTACGCCTGAGTTGCCAATGGCTAATGTGACTGTGCCTGTACCGTAAGTGATCGTAATGCCGCTACCCACTAGCGTAGTGGGTTCAAAGACATTACTAGTGTTACCAATGATAAGTTGGTGATCGCCAATGGTGGTTAGCCCTGTGCCGCCCTTATTAACAGGGACTACGCCTGACGCAGTAAAGCCATAAATATTCCAAAAAAACCGATACCACTCGGTTGACATCGTACTTGTGTCAGGGTAAATCAGCGGTACTTTAGCTGACGGAATTAAGGTTATGTCAGCCATTTGTGTTTGTGCCGCTGAGGAATAGTTCAGCGCCCACAATAACGACTTTATTAGGATCTGTACCCGATACTTCGTAAATGCGGTCACGTAGCTTGGTAGTCATGCCAAGACGACGCCAGATGGCACGGTAGCCATATTCGCCAATCTTACCCATTGAAATCCAATGCTCACTAGACCACGTATGACCACCGTCATCAGACCAACGAAGCATGACCTGTGGATCGTAGCCTTGGCCTAAATTCAAACCAACGCCTGACTCGCAAGTCAATTGAAGGGTGTGTTGGGCTGTACGTTTAAGGTTATTTTGATTAGGTGGTAATGGACGCCATGAGCGTACCCATTTTTGTACCGCACCATTATCAGCGTAAACATCAAGGTCAAAAGCGTACAAATTGCCATTTTCATAGTCACCAACAATAGTTTGGCTGTCAAAGTTCATTTGGCATTGACCACGATGACGAATAAACTCGCCATTGAACCAACTTGCACGTTCATGCCATGCGCCTGTGGCTACGTCGTACACCCAAGTCTTGTTAGCGCTTGGGAAATTAAGAACGTAGAAAGCGTGGCCCTCTTGCTGATAAGTGTAGGCTACTGCGTCAGTAATATCCCCATAACTTTGGATAGCGTACTCTACGGCGTGGGTAGATACGCGTTTGCCTGTGTAACCTTGGTTACGGTAGACAATACCAAAACCGCGAGGGTCAGCACCAAGCCAAAACAGGCTGTTATCAAGTTTAGCAATAGAGAAGGGGGCTACACAGCCAATCTCGTTGTAAGCGCCTTGGATGGGCGCTAAAGGGAACGGTGTATTGGCTGCGTCGTACCAAACCTCAGTTGTACCTTGACCAAACACCCAAACTTCACGGTTGTTCGATACCACGGCTATCACTTCGTCAGGTGAGCTTTCAGCAGCAGCAAACGCCAAAGGATCAATAACTGTGCCGTCAAGAATACCGGTTACCCAAATAATTTGGCTATCTGGTTGATTAAACGCAAAATAACCATCAATGTAGCAAACCGTTGTAGCACCTGCAAAGTCAGGGTCGGTGACTTGTACAAACGTATTGGTTGACTCGGTGTAAACAAAAGCATCAGCGCCAGCAGCAATAAAGATTTGAATACCGCTATCGGCGATAGATACAGGGCCAGTACCGCTAACAGTGCCTAATAAATCATAGGTGTAGTCTGTGTAAACCTTGTAGAATTTGTCGCCTGATACCACGTAGGCGTCCAAACCAGCAGTCGTATGAGTCCAAAGCCCACGGATGGGGCCTGTACCGATCGTAGCTAAAAGACGTAAGCCTGGGGCGCGGTTAAGAAAACCCCCTGTTTGACCACCTTCAGGGATGGCTTCAGGGAACAAGTTAACCATAGTGTTATCCGCAGCGTTAACGCTACGGGCAACATAAGCTTGGCCTAAAATCGGCGTCTGCATTAGCAGTTTCCTGTGAATATATTATACCGCTGACGAGTAGCCACAATGCTGTAAGGCATAGCCATAATATCGTCAGGATTATTGATCCGCTTGAGGTTGCGCTTAGAAGTCATCGCAATACGAGCCACGTTGGGTGGTGGCTCAACACCAAATTCGTTAGCAATCTCACAAGCCAAGTTGTATTTAAAGCACCTGAGATAGCCTGGGGGAAACGCCAAAATAGTCGAAAGACTAGCTGGTTGGGTTAGCTCAGTAACCGAAACAATGTGAAATTCCAACACTTTGGTTGGAACTGGGTATACCGTCATGGTGATATTAGGATATTCCATGTTTACCCACATCACTTGCGGGTAAGTAGAAGTCACTGTTTTAACCGCAATACCATCGTATTGTTGTTGGTTAATCAGCTTGATGCCAAAAGAAATACCTGATTGTGGGTCTTTAAAGTAAGACGCATCATCAACCAAAATAGGACGATTACCAACGGTGTCGCCAGAAGGCCCTAAAGTATGGGTGCTAGTGTTTGGTATCCAAGATACGATCTGATCTTGGGTAGAA